TACTCCAGATAAAGTTGCCTCAGCATCATCAGTATTCCATAGTAATCTTTTGTTATTAGGATTATTTGGTTGTCTTGCACTATCCCATACATGCCAAGCACCTGCACTATTTGTACATTTAGCCATTACAAGCCTAGGTCTAAATCCAGTTGTGATAGTAGGTCCAGTTGTACTTCCGTTACCTGTATAAGAACCTATTTTTTGATAGCCTGTTACACTGTGGAATGAATATACAACATATGTTCCTCCATCAACATTTAAACCAGCTCCTCCAGATGAAATATATTCTGTAGTAGATGTTGGAGCATAACTTCCAACATCTAATTTAGTATTTGTAAGATTTAATAACATAAAATCTACACTACCATCACCAATAGTATATTGTACTCCCCAGTTAGAAGTACTATCTCGTCTTTTCCATATGTAGAGTTCAGGTGCTTGAGATAATCCATGACCAATAGTTTGACCTGAAAGACCATTTCCTGTAAAGGTAGCAATAGAAAAACCATAGTCTTGGTTAGCTTTTACAGTAGATGTAATATCTCCATCAGTATTAGAAGCTGCAGCAGTATCTCCTGCATCCCAACACCATGCTACATAGTTTTGCCCTGAAGCATTTGTTTGAGTTCCTGTATCAGTTAAGGTAAATCCTGTAGAAGTAAAAGATAAATCATTACTGCCAAATTGATATTCTGCTGCCGTTCCGTTTGCAGATAAAGCATTAGCACCTCCCCTAACGCTATCAATTAATGTATTGTCATTACTCCCTGTTCTTCTTTTGTACCAAACTAAATCAGGAGCAAAGCCAACATTTGTCATAGTTTGTGATGCTGAATTTCCTGCATATAAAACTGTGTTAAATCCTGTAGCTTGTGTAGTAGGTTTCATAGGTAAGTAGAAACCATTAGTGCCATATGTACCTGTGTATTTTTTAGGAATCCAAGTGCCGTTATTGTCAGTTTCACCAAAGTCTGATGGTGATAATGCTGTGCCGTCTACAAAATTTACTTCTGTAAGATAACCGTCCAGAGTAGGTCCTCCAGTATCTGTACTTCTACCTAAATTATGGTCAGTTACTGTATTAACTTGTGTTGTAACATCTGAATCAAAAGCACCTGAGGGATTAGTTACTGATTGTCTTACACCATTAACATATACAATTGCTCTATCAGCTTGAGTTGAATCAGGAGTATTTATTACTAAAACAATGTGATACCAAGCAGAAGTATCTCTATATACTGCATCTGTTAGTAGACTATAATCAACAAATACCCCTGGATTTTCACAACTATAAAGAGAAAGTTTATCAGCTGCATCAAATTGAAATTGAAAAAAGTCATTCCCGCCACCATACGCGTCAAATATACCTTGAACAACACCTAATTGACCTCGCTTAATCCAAGTGCTTAATGTAAAAGTTTTACGATTTCCTTCTGTAGATGGAGTTCTATTTAAATAAGCACCAGCACTTTTACGAAAGCGTAAGCTATCATCTAAGAAATATCCACCTGCTTGACCAGATGCGCCACCCAGTTGGTTATTATTTAAGACAGCCATGTTAGCTGTATGCTAGAGTAGCTACTGCATGGATAGATGTTGACGTTCTGACTACATAATCTATTCGATCAACGGCAGATGCAGTGGTAGTTAATGTAGGAGCAGTGCCATCAACAAAGTCATAGTAAGAACCAAATGCTAGTGTTCTCGATCCTGAACCATCCTGTGCTATAAAGATAGAGCCACATTGTCCTACTGCTATGTTAGATGGGTTAGCTAATGTTCTGTTGCCACCCAGAGTTACTGAGAAGTTATTAGAGTCATTCATGTCTGGAGTAATTGTTGCGCCATCACTAAGTGCTGTTATCTCACCACGTTGTCCAGCTGTAAATGTTTGTGCTGCATCGGTTACTGCATTGTCAGCATCAAATGCTTGTACGTTTGTACCAATAGCAAGACCTAGATTAGTCCTAGATGTGCCAGCATTTGCAACGTCTGATAGGTTGTTAGCAGCAGTTAATAATCCAGATGCAGATACTGCGGCAACTTGCCAAGCAGAACCATTGTAAACTTTTAACTGATTAGTAGATGTATTAAAATATAAATCACCAGCATCTAATCCAGATGTAGGATCAGAACTTGCAGCTCCATGATACTGTCCTTGGAATGTACTTAAACTAGAGGCAGCAGAAGTCGCTGATGATGCAGCGGCAGTCGCTGACGTAGCAGATGCAGTAGCCGATGTAGCGGCAGAAGTTGCGGAGGTCGCAGCAGCAGTGGCTGAAGTCGCAGCTTCACCCGCCTTGGTTGTAGCAGTTGATGCCGAAGTCGCAGCTTCACTTGCTTTCGTTGTCGCAGTTGAGGATGAGGAAGTAGCGCTGGTTGCTGATGATGCAGCAGCTGTTGCGCTAGAGGCAGCGGCAGTTGCAGAAGTGCTTGCTTCTGATGCCTTAGTGGTTGCAGTTGAGGCAGAGCTTGTTGCCGAAGTAGCAGAGGATGCTGCGCCAGTTGCAGATGTAGCCGCTTCGCCCGCTTTTGTAGTGGCAGTTGTAGCAGATGATGCAGCACTGGTCGCACTCGTAGCCGCAGCAGTCGCACTCGTAGCCGCAGCGGTTGCACTTGCAGCAGCAGCAGCCGCACTGGTTGCAGCATTAGCATCACTTGTACTAGCAGATTCAGCATCTATAATTAAATCCCATTTAGCTGCATCCGTATTGGTTGTTAATGGTTGTGAACCACTCGATGTATGAGCAGTGTTAGCCATAAATATATTATTAGTTGATGTATCTTTTACTAAATCACGCTTGTTGTATGCTGTACTTGCTGCCCAGTTACCACGATTATCACCAATCTGTTCACCGATAACAGGATCACCATTAGCATCAAACGCTAGTGTTTTGTTTGCTCGTGTTGTATTGTCAGGCAACTCCATGTTAACTGTAGTAGGATCTGTATTTGGCGCACGCAGACCTCGGTTAGATTGTTCTAGGTTTTGTTGGGTAAAGATAGTAAGACTGTCTAACTCATCATTTAGTGATGCAGCAAACAGTGGGCCACCTGTAGTAAAGTCAGTGGTTCTTTGTATGGTTCTGTTACCAACAATAGTAACTCGGTTAGAACCTGTTGGTGTGCTTGGTACTTTTGCACTACCCCCTACAATAATAGTTACACTACCTGTCCCATCAGCACTAATGGCTACAGTATAATCAGTAGTCAGCGTTAGCTCTGTATCATCAAAAAATACAGCTACGTCAGTATTAGCTAATATATTAAACGCAAAAGTATACGGGCCAGTGCCTGCTGAACCAGTATAGACGATACGTCTTGAAGTTGCTGAAATGTCAATTGCCATAGTTTAATCCTCTTTTAGATGGTAGCATATTTTGCCTGTTTTTAATAGGGTTAATTAAATGGATCTGTACGAGGACTTTCGTCTCCGGGCATCCACCAATATTCTTTTCCTTCTTTAGCATCACGTCTAATTCCTTTTTGTAACTGCTTCATATAAGTAGGGTCATTCCATAACAAGACTCTTTCCCATACCATTCTGCGTAGCATAAGGTTTAGCATCCAATTACTTTGGTAAGGTGTGTTATTAATTACTTCCTTCATAATTCTTGTTCCAGCTTTTGCTGGCTCTTGATCAAAAAAAGCTTCTTTAGCAGACCCAAATAAAGCATAACTTAATTGATCTAATGAGCCAATAACTGGGCCTGAGGTATAGCCTGATAGTCCTTGTCTGTAATCTCCAAGTCCAACAGCTATATCGAATAGCGGACCGAAACCTCCTGACCTAACCATTGCGTTACCCCAAAATCTTCTTGCTTCTTCAGGGTCTTCAAATGGGTTAAACTCCATAGGCTTACGCCCTCTAGTAATCTCCATTAACTGCACACCTAAGGCTCCCATCAAAGTCATATATAGTACTGTGTCAGCTATAGCTTTAGTTTTTGCAAAGGGAGTCCCTAACTCTCCCGCCTCTCTCCATGCACGTTCAAGATGATTGTGATAAAACGCCATAGGCCAAGATTTAAACATAGCAAAAGATCTAGTAATTTCTCCTGCTATAGTTCCCGGTTGTGTAGTGCCTGCTAATACAGCACGCTCTCTGTAGTTTACTGTTGGAACGCCTACTTCAATCTCACCAAAAATCATTTGCATGTATTTGTCTGCAATCTTTCTAGCTTCACCAGTTTTTAGTCCGGGCAACTGAGCAATGTCTTCACCTCTTAAATAAGTAACATCACGACCAGAATAGTTCTTTACAAATGCTTTAGCTTTTCTTATTTTGTTCCACTCGTCACCAGTAATACTATATCTACCTAATGCTACTTGCATTTGTCTAGATAGTTGGTCAAAAGATTTTGTTTGTACATCTGCCCAACCAGACATTAAAAACATACCTGACATGTTTCTTCCTGATGCCGTAATGTGAGTTAAGCCATTCATCCTTAAAGACGAATCAACAACAAACTGAAAGAATGGACTTGCATTATCTTCATGCAAATATCGTGCCAATGCAGCAGAAGTTCCGTCCATCATATGCTCATTCATTAATCCAAGTTCGGCAGCTACTTGTTCTCTTTCTCCCGGATTTAGTTTAAATATTTCTTTAGCATAATTGTTAATAGCTTTCATCTGACTCATACCATTGTACTTAGCCATTTTACGTACAGTCATCATGTCAGTTGGTGCAGCAATAAGTGTGGTAGAGCCTAGCCTTGTAGCCATAATCAATGCATTATAGTTACGCATAATTTTACTAAAGGTAGGTCTTACTGACTCAGGAAGTCCTTTGTGCAGCTTCCACATATCATCAAATGTTGCGGCTGCTTTGTTTGCTTTTAATATATTCTTTGTTTTGCCTGTTCCTTTATCCTTTTCATCAGCTATTTGTTTTACTCTTAGCTTTAAAAATTCTACTGTAGACTCTGGGTCAGCACCTAAAACCTGTAAAGATGAAATGTCTTTTGACATAGTACGTAAATGATTAAGCATAATGTCGTATATATTAGAGTCACTAAATTCAGCTTGATAAGCAATCCATGCTTCACCGCTTTTAAATTGCAACACTCTGTTTTCTTGATGACGTTTAGCAATAGAGGCTCCTGTGCCAAACCTATCAGCAGTAAGTCCGTCTAGTTTATTTCTTCCTTCTTCTGTAATACTTTTATAAACAGATTCTAATACTTCATCTAACTCTTCATCTGTTAATGGAATGCCTGTTCCTTTATTAACCATAGCCTCACGATCTAGTAATGATTTAGTAGCCTTACTCCATTTATCATAACCTGCTGCAATAATTCTTCCAGCATGATGATGTTGTGGTAGATAGCCACCAGCCTTTGCAACAGGAATAGCACCACCAGATTGATTAAATAACAACCTTGCATGTTCTGAAGCATCAGTGTATGCAAGTGCTAATTCTTTTGCTTTTTTATTACCTGTGGTTCCGGGGTTAAATATTTCCTTTACAACCAAATGAAGCATGTCGTGTTTTTCTTTTTGTCCGGGAACAATCTTTCTTGTTGCATCTGTGCCAGCTCTTGAACCTGTTAACCCGCCTTTTCTAAATGTATAAAAGAATTGATCTAATGGCGCTTTAATTTGGCTCATAACTACTTTTTCTTGTTGAGCAAGTCTTATATTACCTACATCTATTAAAGCTTTGTATGGGTCTTTAGCATTTTCTAGAAAGTCATTTAACTCTAACTTAGCCATCATAGTTTGTAGCTTAATACGTTTATTCTGAAGTATGTTACCTTCCATAATTACTAATGTTTCTTTAGATGCTTTATCAATAGCAGAAGCTCTATCTTGTATAAGATTATCTGTTTCTTTGTAATATTGATTAAATAGGTCTATAGCGTCATCAGAAAACTTTTTGCTAACTTCGTCTCCAGCATTGGCTAAACATGTTCTTATATCACTCATTAAGATTTCCTACATGCATTAATAAAGTCAATCTCATTTGCATCGCCTGTTGCAATATCGTCTAAAGCTTGCCTTAGTGTTATTCCATTGCCTTGCGCGTCAAAGTCTATAACCCTATTAGCTATCTCAGGGCTTATATCAGCTCTTCCATTTAATATGTTGTTAGCTGTTTGTACGTCAAGGTTTATTTGTTTTGCAACTAATCCTTCACTGTAAGCTATGAGTTCTTTGTTTCGTTTCTTAAAATCTTCTGAGACTCGATTAATTTGCGCTGCAGCATTGCTTTCAGCGAGCTGACCATTGTAGTAGAGGCCATCATAGCGGCCTTCGTCAATTGCTGTTCTGATATCGTTAAGGGCGTTTCCAACTGCTTCGTCTGTTTTGCTTCCGCTGCTAATTGCTTGCGCTGCTTTTGTGATTTGTCCATAGAGTTCACTTTCTTTGTTGCCATATTCTTCGATGATTTGGATCGCTTTGCCATTTTGTTCTCTCCTAGTTTTACTTGCTTTGTCTTTTTTGTTTTTAAGGGTAATATTTTCCTTACGTAATCTTGATAGTACGCCGTCAATAATTTGTTTTCTTTCGCCTTCTACAAACAATGATTTAATACTTTGTTCAGCATTAGCCATATCATATTCTTTTAATGATCCATCTTCTATAGAATCAAGAATAATCTTTGTAACGGACTCATCATCAGTAACATTTGCTTTCTTAATTTTGTCTATAACAGCTAGTTGTTCTATTGGGTCATCTAAGTATTCGCCTACCAATATTCCTATGTTTGGATCTACTATATCTCTATCCATAGCTACTATAATTCTTGGACCTAATTTAGCTAAGTTTTTAGTTTGCTTGACTAGCGGATCAAATCTAGCTAACGCTTCTACCATTTCAGGATATTTTGCGAGTATATCCATGTCATATGCCTTTATGGTTCCGTCATAGTAATTTCTTATGCGACCCATCATTTCAGCCATTTCTCTAGTAAAGCCTTCTGTTTCCCTAATTACTCGACCATACATTTTCTTTTGACCAGCTTTAGCAGCAGCCTTAACTCTTTGGTTTCCGTCAATAATAGTTCTATTACCAGCAACATCCTCATAAACTAATATCTGTCCTTGCTGTACTTCATCAACAGCTTCTCCAGTAACTTTAGTATTAGGGTCTAAATCTTTTACTTCAAATTCATCTACTATGCCTTGCTTTTCTATAGTGTATATATCATCAACATCTATCTCTGTTGTAATTGGTCGTAGTGCATTTTCATCATTGCGCATTACAGCACTAATAGTTTCTTTTACCTTTTTATTGTGTTTAGTATTGCTAACATCATTTTCTAAAAAGTTTTCTTTGTTAGTAATATCATCCATAGACTCTTTGTTATTAATCTGTTCTAAAGTCTTGTCATCAAGCCATTGCTTACCTTCATTTTCTTTTGTTACTTCTTTAATTATTTCAATAAACTCTAGCTCTTCTTTTGGTGCTAACGCCCTTCCAGCTCTATCTTTAATTTTTGCAATCATTGATCTAACAGGAATGTTTGTCAGGCTAACCAATCCAGCGGTACCTGCTGTTATAAGCCCAGCATCTCTAATAAATTCTTTTGATGTATATGGACTGCCAGTAACTTTCTTAGTCCATGCATTAACATTAGGATAGTCTAATACTTCTACCCCTACGTTAATAGCTGATGCCTGTGCAATCTTAGTAAGTAATTTTGCTTTACCACTAACACCAATAAACAGAGAAGCTATATCTGTTGGGTCTGTCATGAATGACACCATGCTTCCAGCAAAATCCCCTAATGCTCCTGTAGCAGCTTGTTTATTTGCTGTATTGTTATATTGTTCTTGATACGCTTGTGATCTTTCTATCATGCCTAGTTGTATAGTATCGTAAGCATTTTGTCTGCTAGACATGTCATACCCTAAAGCTTCAAATTTTTGTTTTACTTCTTCGTTTTCACTAGCTAAATCATATAGCCTAGATATTGGTAAGGGTATTACTTCGCCAGTAACTGATAGTTCTCGCTCTGGGGCTACATATTGACCTTGACCATAACTTATATTTCCTTGCCACATAGTATATGAATTGTCATCAAATCCTAAAGATTCTTTAGCAATTTCATGTAATGCTTCAGTTTCTTCATTCATCATATCTGTTTGACTGCCAGAGTTTTGTAATGATTTAGTTGCATTATATGATGCTGCAAAGTTTTCTAAGAACCCAGTATATTCTCCCGGTTCTACTGAAGGGGATAATAATGCTTCTGTTATGTCTGTTTTAGTAGATAAGCGCATTAGTAACCTATTTTACTTTTTCTAGTATTTAAAGTTTCTTTCTTTCCTGTTTCTATTTCTCTACGTCTTCTATTTCCTACCTCTTCTTGCCTTCTCATTCTTGCTTTATCTAAACCTCTACCAGTTGCTCTAGAGATAGGTTTGTCTACAACACCATATATTTTTTGTGTTTCATATCGTGTTTTTAATTCTTGTAAATCAATTATAATTGGATTGCCGTTAATGTCGTGAAAAGGTTTATTGTCGTCTCCAACTAGCATATAATTATCATCTACCCTCATTAAACTAGCATCTTGCAAATCTTCAATATTGTAAGATTTTGTCTCTCCTGTTGCAGAACTTCTTCCTTCTATTGTCGATCCTGTTTGGTCTGGGTTATTTATAACAGCAGCAGCAAAAGACGCTAGTGTTGATTTTTCAATAATATCAGGCACCTCATCTGTTTTAAACTCATCACCAATCATAACTAACTTATCTCCAATGTTTGCTACACCACCATACTTTTCACCATCAGCCCCAATATATCCTCCAGATGAAGCCCATAAAGCTTGCTCCATTAAATCTTCGTCTATTGTAGTTGTGTCTCCTCCAGATCCTATATAGTAAGCATTGGCAGATGCAAGAATCCTGTTACTATCTTCTTTATTTCCAACGCTATTAATTATAAATGATTGTCTAGATTGACTTGTTCTTATCTGAGTCTCTGGTAATTTTATGCCTTGATCTATAAGTTTTTGACCTTTTATTATCGTCGTTGCAGTTCCTAATGTTCCGTTAGGGTTGTCTACTAACAAATACCCTACATTAGCAAATATAGGATCTTTAGGAGCTATTTGTTTAAATACACCAAAAGCATTTTGTCCAAAAGTATCTATAATTTGTGTTGCTAATGTTGCCTTACTTGCATCAGTCAAAGCATCTGGTGATGTTAATTTAGACACAAGGTCGTTTACTTGTGCTTTTGTTAATATTTCACTGTTTGGAGTATAGTCAGGTGCATTAGTCATTGTATCAATTTGATCTTTAAATCCTACAAGCCCTATGTTTTGCGTTTCTGCATCATATATTATTTGACCCGGAACTCCTTTAGTTTTTCTTAATGTATAACTTACTGGATCTTGATTAAATGCTTTTTCTGCTTTATCTCTGTATGTTTCAGCTTGTTCTAATATAAACTCTGGAGAATCTTCTTCTCCTCTAATTGTTTCGACGTAAGCATCCATTGCAGAGATTGACATAACTTGCATATCAGTTGCTATTTTCCTAGTAGCTTCTAATTTAGCAATAGATGTTTCAGCAGATTCTTTTGCAGGCCCAGACAAGTTTGCTGCCTGTGTTTTTAATTCAACTATGTCATCGTTATACCTTGTGATTTCTTGATTATCTAATAGCTTTCCTGTAAGGTCTTTAACTGTATTTTCTATTGATGTAAGTTGTTTGCTAGTTGCAGCATCAATCTTTGTAAATTCTTGAGTAATATCTGTTTCTAAAGCATCTTTTTGTGTTGGGTCTAATTCATTCCATATATCAGTATACTTTCCTAGCTCACCTTTTCTTATAGCTTCCATTGCTTCTTCAGAAGAACCAAACTCTTTAGTAACTTCTACCGCTATATGTCTGTATAACCCTTCACTAAATTGTTTTTCAATTTGCGCTTCATATGTTGCTTTTTTACTACTATTAGCAAATAATGCTTTAGCATTTTCCATATCAGATATATATTTTGCCAATAAAGCAGAAGGTTCAAGGTTTTCTTGTAACTCTAATTGAAATTGTTTTAACATCCCTTGATAGTTAGTTTCTGCTATAGCGTCTTGTCTTTCTTGTTCTTTAGATCTTAACTCGCTAAGAGATTTTCTGTAGTAAGCGCTACCATTATTTGTAGTTTGAGCGTAAAAGCGTTGAGCTTCTTCCGGGTCTATTTGAGCTATAACACTTTGCCATGCTTTTAGCGGACCATTTAATGCTTCTTCTACTTGAGATGCATCTGCTAATTCACCAGCTTCTACGCGAGCTAATGTATTATCAAAATGTTTATAAGCTTGACTATTAAGTTCAGTAGAGGCCTGTTGTGCATATAATTTATTAACGGCTTCATTCCAAACCATACCACCATTTAACGCCTGCTCAATAGGATTGATACCACTTGTCTTGGCAGCTTCTAGTTGGTCCATAGTTAATGGATTGGCTACTGTATATTCTGCTGCTTGTTTTAATACTTGTTTTTCTGCTTGACTTTGTGCAAATTTAGTAATGACATCCAAGCTACCTTGTATACTTTTTGACCTATTAATCTGCTCTCTAAACTGTGGAGTTTGCAGTTGTGGCACATCAGCCATTAAAGGTGCGCGTCTTTCGTATTGTGGTAGTTTAGCCATTTATATTCCTTATGTCTTCAAGTGTGAAGGATAGGGTTTAAACTTTGTTACTGAAGCTGGAGTACCCGGCATTAACGCATAAGTACTTATAGCTGCTGTTGTTATTCCTGTTAGCGCATCAAATGTTGAGCTATCTTTTGCAGCATCTCCTGCTTCTTTAAACATTTGTGATTGTATGTCACCAAATGATCTTCTTTCCTTTGCTGTAGTTTGTAATTGCGTAAAGTCTCTACCTGCATATGTTTCATTGACAGTCTGTACTAGCTTAGCTGACCCAGAAAATCCACTAACACCTCCAGCAAATCCTCTAGCTACTGCTGCTGCATTAGTTTGTCTTAGTTTGAGTAATACATTATTTGCTTCTATTTCAGCATTTACTGCTTCTCTTTCTGCTTTAGCTTTTGCTTGTGCTGCTTTTACTTCATATTCAGCTTCTGCTGCTGCTCCTTGTCTTATAGACTGTACTGCGCTAAATACACCTGAAGCAACTTGTATTGCCATCATTGGGTTTGCTGCAATCATTCCTATAGCTGCTGTCATAACTATCTTCCTTGATAAACTGATACTTTATATTCTAAACCTAGTAAAGTAAGCTTTAATGGCGCATTTTGCGTCACTGTGATTTGCCCATCCGTACTATACCCAAGTATACCATGTAGCACCTTCGTTCCTGTAAATGGTACTACTGCTGTATCTAATGCTCCTGCTCCTAAAGTTCTAATTGGCACTGGATTATTATTTATAACTATATTCTGTGTTTGATGCAATAATGCATTTACTTCTAACACTCTTTTTCTAAACCCTATTCTTGTTCCTGCTTGTGCTTTTACATTTAACGGCATAGTTTTAATTTCAACAGATATAGGTAATCCACACTCTGAGTTTGAAGCGGGTGGATTTACAAAAGTTACAGTGCCTCCTCCCGGAACCACCTGATTAGCTTCTACATATCCATCTGATAATACATTTACTGTAGCACCTTCTAGATGGGCCATATTGGCAGTTGCTGATGTTGTACCAATCACACCACAATCTGTTAGTGAATTGTCATCAAACACTTCTACATAGTATTTTGTAGAACCACTGTCTGTTCTTGTTGTTACTACATATATATCTGTAATGTCTACACCAACATCCTGATAAGTTCCTGTTGTTGTAAACTCTGATGGAGCTATAACATCCTGCGCTCTTAGCAAAGAAAATACTGCTAATGACCCATCATCACTATTTACTATTAGTAATAAATCATTTTCATCTGTTGCAACTGCACGCCTTATATCCATGCGTTTAGGATTTTTTAACAAATGCCCAGCAAGTAATGATATTTTAGAAGTAAGGTAAGTAAGTTGTGTATCTGAATATGCTATTTCTGATAATGCTTTACCTTGCCTTTGTATAAATAATGTTCCGGATTCTAATTGCTTTACTCTAACTCCTTCTTTACTTCCGTTCCTTGATGTCGTTGACAAAAAGAAATCTGCTGGAGTAATTGGACTAAGCCCTTCTTGCGGAACATAGAACTCACCACCTGTAGTAAATATTTGCAAATCTCTACCAGAAATAATATCAGTGATAGCATTAAAAGTATTAGTATCGAGAGTAGCTTCAACAGCATCATCATCTAAGCCCTCCACAGCTTCAAAATCAAAAAACAACCCTACTTTAGATCCCCACACAGTTGATGGCCTAGATTTACTACCACCAAAAAATAAACGACCTTGATGAAAAGTAACAGTTCTTGGGTATCCACGAGTAGCTGACCACACTGTTTCATATCCTGTTTCTAGTTCCCAATCAGCATTTGCAATTTGTGATGTATCAAAAAATGGAAACTCTGTAACTACATTTACTTTTGTTGCTGAAACAAGCTCTACAATTCTTGCACGCCCTTGTGGTTGTACATTAATATACTGCCCTACATGAGCAGATGTAAATATAGAGTGTTGAGAAGTTAATTCTACTTTGCCTGTTACAGCACTTGGTGTAAGATGCCCAGCAGAGCTAGTATCAAAAATAACTAAACTAAATGCATATTTAGGAACAGAATCAAACGTAATAGTACTAATTGTCCAATCTGTATCAGATGCTCCACGTACTATTTTAACGGGAGGATTATCTTCATGGACTACAATTAATGTGTCAGCAGACTGTGTCCAACACATGTTATCTAATAAAGCACTGGTTATATTAGTCCCTGATTCTGTATGTACCAATGCTTTGTTTTTGTATACAAACATCGTATCGTTTGTAAAACACAACATATAACTATCGTTTACAGAAAACTCAAATGGAACTAAACGTACACCATTGGCAGGCGTTCCTGTTAATTCATTAATAAATTTAGTTCCGGGTCTACGAGTTACACCGCCTTGTGGTTGACATATTACATTTTGTGCAGCTTCTAATGCATTGTCATAGGCTTTTAATTCTACTCTTGCTCTAACTAAAGGGTCTAACTCACCTGTAGTAAAATTAGTTTGTATATCTACAAAGCGAGCCATTAATACCTCACATCAATAAGTGTAAAGTCCTGTATTGCATTTGTTGGTTGTCCTTGCCCATCTATATTCATAGCTTGGCGCATGTAACCACCACGACCATTTTCTCCCGGAGTACCTTGTGCTACTGTTCTCCAATAATCTGTTTTTTCTATTTGATCGGTTATAGGCATAGCTAAATGCCATGCTAATTGATACTTCATGTTTTGCACAAAATAATGAGGCATTTCATATTCTTCTACTGCAAATTGATAATCAACATACACTGTTTCATAATCTGTTAATAATTTACCACCTGATAATTTATATTCTCTTTGTGGCACTGCTCCTGCTGTACTACTTATAAATACTGCTCTTGGGGTTCCAATCATATCTGCTGGTAAAGCGTATTCATATTTATATTCGGTTGCTGGGGTTGTTATCAATCTAGCTAACTGCACTTTTTTAAATGAAAAAGACCAAGGGTAGCTTGCTAAAGTTTTAATTTTTATATCTGGGTATAAACTATTACAAATGTTTGCTTCATCAGTCCCTTCTGTAAAAGATGATATAGGACTAGCTCCAAGCATTAATAATGCGTCAGAACAAATCGATAATGATGTATCTCCAGATGCCATTTACTGTCTCCAAATATGCAAATAGGTAGAGGCCGAAACCCCTACCAAATGCACGATTATTACTACAACTAAGCTACAGAAATATCTGTACCTGCTGACACATCTACAACGCCTGCTGCACTGTTGCTTAACACAACGTGCAAAGTAGCGCTGACAGTAGAGTCAGTTTTGTATGCAAAAATTAAGTCACCAACTTTTAATAAAGATGATGCGCTATTAAAATAACCAGATGCTGCTACTGTTGCTTTTGCATCTGTACTTGAGTAAGTCCACATTTGAGGAGCTGTACCCGCTTTGGATTGTGCGCCAGCTGGCGACAATTTATCTACATCATAAGCCATGTAATTTTCTCCTTAAATTAAGATTCGTCTGCTTGAACTTCAACAATACCTTCGCCATCAATAGCAACTGAGCAAGCAGAAAGCATTGCGTTTACTAAGTGTGATGTTTTTTCAGGTACATAGTTGATTTCAGTTTTAGGGCCGATGCCTTCGCCATAACCAATAGCAGTCTTATGGAATGCTAAACAAGAACGAATGTTTGATCCATCAATAGAAATACCACCTTCAGTACGATCACCTAAAGTATGGAATTTAAAGCCTAAGAATGTATCAAGCTCACCAGATACTAACGCACGAACTGTATTGAAATCAGCAGATGTTACTGATGTTTCGCTAAGTAAGCTTGCTAAGTTATTCGCATGAATAATCATGTGTCTATCTTCTGGTGGGACATTGTTTTTGTCCATTGTTTTTTTAGTGTCACGAAGTTTAGCAACTGTTAGGTTTGTAGAGCCGTGAACAACTGTAGAACCTTTACCTGCTAAAAGTGCATCAAGAATAAGTTGATCTTGTCGTCTGCCAATAGCGTTCGCTACTACTTGAACTAACTCTTGTCTTTCTTCAAAATTAACTTTTTGTTGCATAAAGATGTCTGAATACTCAGCAGCGTTCCAATCTTGCATTGTTGCAGTAACTTGTGAGAAATCAGTATTTAATGGTACAACGTCAGTTTGCGGTACACGGAGTGTAGCCACACCTTTCCCAACTTTCGGGAATTTTACTATATTGCCTTCAACGCCTCGTCTTTGTCTTGTAGCTTCTACAAGAGCAGCTTTACCTTGGTAAGCCTGTTTAACTTCGGCATCAAAGAGCGTAACAAATGCGGGGGATAATCCAATCGACATTTATCTTCTCCTTAGAAATTAATAAATAAAAATTAATCGCTTTGGTATGCCAGAGGTCTGGGCCGGTGCTTGCTACTTACGATAGCCATACGACAAGGTTACTTGTGTTAAGGGTTGCAGAATTGCAATAAGCCTTACCAGCTATCCTACCACAGATAAGGCTTTTGAGCAACTATCCAGTAAAGTTTTGGGCGAATGCCTTTTCTACCTTGGCTCGGTAGACTGGATCAGTTTTGTATCTTTCATCGCCAACCATAGCGTAAAGCTCTTCTTTAGATGGCGCGCCTTCTACAGGCACTGTTTCTACAGGCAATCTACCTTCGTAGGATTGTCGTATTTTTTCAATAACAGAAATGCCTTGCGCAGTTCCTGCCATAAACTTAAACTCCTCAAAGTCTTCTTTACTTAGTACGCCTTTTTGCACCAAGCTTCCTCCCCATTTTGCAATGCCATTAATTCTTGCATCGGCGTTAGGTCCTAGTTGTTTCTTTTCTTCTTCAAGATTAATCTTTGCAGTTTCTGCTTCTTGTTGATTCATACCTACTACTTCACTTACTAACGAATCTAATGCTGCTTGACTAATGCTGTTTTCTTTTGCCCAGTTCATAACATGATTCCGAATAGGGTCATCTTCAGGGGTTTCACCAAAAGCTTCTGTATCATAGTTTCCATCTTCTGGGGCTTTGTGTTTACCTTGAGATATTTGTTTGCGTAAGTCCATCCAAGATTTAGCTATACCTTCTAGGTCAGGCTCTGCTCCATCTTCTTTCCAAAAGTTTTCAGGCCACCATTCTGGTCTTTCTAATGGGCCATCATCATCTTCGGCTTCTTCCGCTGCTTTTACTTCATCAGCAGAACGATGTTCTATTTCTGTTTCTTTTGGATCTGTACTGACTTCCTCTTCTGGTGTTGCATTGTCGAGTAGGCCAGTTGCTTCTTGAGTTTCCTCAGTCGTACTAGGCTCGATTGCTTCTTCCATTATAATTTCCTTGCTCTAATTATCCTTGCCTCTAAATCTCTAATTATTGAATTTTGCCCTTCTCTATAAAATGCGTAACTAGAGTCGCTACCCGGCAAGGCTACGGGTTGCTCTAAGATGTTTTGGCGTAGCCATTCCATCATTTCTTTTCCATCTTTAGTTTTAAATACTCGTAGGCAGAGACGATCTGTGTCATCTCTCTTATCTTTAACATCACCAATCTCTAATGGCAATGCTTGTTCTAAATCATCCCATCCAGCCATAATTTATCCTTGTTGTTGCATCGCAGCTTCTGCCATAGCAGGTACAGCTTCTGGAGCTTCTTGTGCTACTTGTTGTGCCATCTCCATTGCTTGCTGTTGCGCCATCATTCTTTCCATTTCAGTAGTTAAGATAGACTGTGGTATACCTAATTGTTCTGCAATAAAGTCCATCATCTTAGTCATCTTCAATGTTGACATAGCTTCTGGTCCAGATGATTGTGCTATCTGTGCATACTGCATTACTTTCTCAACCTCTTCCATAGCTTGTGCTTGTGCTAATGGAGCCGATGCTGCAATTTTAATCTCTAATCCATTTACTTTTAATGGTAAATCAATAAGTCCTTTTTCATCCATTACTGCTAAAATCTTAGTTACTAAAGGAATCATAGTTTCATTAATTAGTCTACCAAAAGCAGAGCCTAAGTTTTGTGATAACTCCTTCATACGTTCTACTACTTCTGTTGCACTTCTAGCACTCATATTATCAGGTGGTAGTGACTCGTCAAGCAATATACGTTTAATATTTTTTCTTAAATCGTCCATGATAATTTGTGACACATTAAAATCACCCGCTCTAGGTAGTGGTCGTAAAGACTCGCCCTGTGGTCCACCATTTCGAGCAACAGGAATAATGGCTCCCGGCATAATCTTGACTGTGTTTGGATTTAGCACACCATCGTCGGCAGCTGTATATACACCACTAATAGATAATGATGCATTTTTTAATAGTAACTCTAATGTTTTGTTAAGTGTTTTAATATCAGGTAGTGCGGTAATCAGTGGTCCTCTACCATAAATCTCACCTGCAACCTTGGAGTATCTAGAAACAATCCATGGACTTGTATCCATGCGTCTATATACTAATTCTTCTTTTGTTCCTTTATGTACAACATGATAACAATAGTCGCCACGTTTTTGATCTTGTACAGTAGCCTCAATAAGCTCTACTTCATCAGTGGGTTTATTATCTATTTGTTTTTGTAATTCTTCTGGAATCTTTATATCAGGCCATTGTCTTTTTAATACTTCTCCCTTGATACGCATACGTCTATATACGTTATCTACTTGACCATCAGCACCTTCTTCAAATGCAACTAAGTATTGTGGGACAGGAATAAAGTTAATAGCATTTACATCGTCACCCGGCTGTACCATCATTACAGCAGTTCCTACTGACAAGTCTAATAAAAACTCACCAATAGCTACATCAAAATTAGATTGCTTCAATGCATCAAACATTCTATCTGAGTATACATCAAGTGCTGCCTGTGCTTCTTGTTTGCGGTCAACTGGTATATCAGATCCCGGCTCTAGGCGACACCACTTTCTTTGTGGAGGGAATATGCCTGATTGCATTCTATTAGCAAATCTTTGTGTAGAGTTGATAGCGGTTGAATCAAATACACGATTCATTTTTTTTTGCCCAGACACTCCTCCATCATAATATCCGTCATATAAGTTTCTTTGTGGCAGCGCAAATTCATAAGCCTCTTCATAAAGATCCCTAAAGTTTTCTTTTCTTGTAAGGGCTTTATCATGCCTACTAATAATGTCCTTCGCTGTTAATCTCATCATCGCTACCATAATTACCCCTTTTTATTTATCCCAATAAACCTCTACCTAGACCTCTGCCACGCCTAGCTCTACGTGAAGAAGCAGATATAGCAGCAGTTTTTGACTCTGATCTTCTTGTTGCACTTACTCTTTTTTTGTTTTTTTCTGCATTAGTAGGAAGTGAAGCTTCAGCTTTGTCTAACATATTTATTTGAGCTGATGACAAGTTTTTCTTTTTTCTAAAAAAATGACTCATCAGTCTAAACATTATATCTTTACCATACAATCCACCACTACTAAAATCTGGTTTTGTCATAATTACCCCTTTTTATTTTTTGCTGCAAAATTACGAGCAGCCTCTTTACTACCGAAACCCCACTTCTTTAATGCAAGTTTTAATCTAGTTGGTCTGCCTTTTGAATCTTTTAAAGGGCCAGCCATCCCCCCAAAACGAGCAGCAAAAGACACGCGCCTGCCGTCACTCCCAGTCCTTTGGGGGCGTTTAAGATTTGAACCTTCAGTTCTTTTAAAATGTTTTCGACCTGCTTCATTGAGTCCTCCACTTGGGTTTTGATGTTTTTTTGCTACCATTATGTACCTACTTTTTTTATAGCTTTTTTATGTGCTTGAGTAAAAGTATCTCCATTCATCATATCTTTTTTCATCATAGCCATATGTTTTTTACTATGATGTTTTGCATGTTTTTTTAAAGTAGCTTTTACTCTTTTAGTAAATTCATTCATTAGGCTGTACTCTTTTTCTTTTTCTTAGGAAAACCAGCTAACATATTTTTATATGCTTTGTCTGATATAGTAGAATTTTTTTTAGATCTACTAGTACCTGCTTTTTTTCTTGCATTTATGTTTGCATATAAACCTTTACCCATTACGCTACTCCTTTTTTCATATTTTTTTGAATTGCATTAGATCTTGCAGTTTCATAAGAACTCATTTTGCCGTCCTTATTTAAATCTCCCTTTTTTTTTCTCATAATTTTTTTTGCTTTATTTTTCATTCCACCATATTTGCCTAGCATATTATTCCCCTAAAATTTATAATTTAATGATATACCTTTATAATCTACACCTTTGTCAGTACCCCAATCGCCAGTTGCATAATGACCTGCGGCACCAATAGTAAGATCTAGTTTTTTATTTATAATAGGCTGAGTATAACTAATATACCCCCCAACAGATTTAGTTCCTCTTGCGTTTTTAGAGCCACTAAAATCAATATTCATTCTACTAAGCATTTTTATTATTTGATCTTGTGTTAGTTTGTTATCTGCCATACTTATAAAACTCTACAAATTTATCAAACATTCCTTTGTTGTTTTCTTTGTTAATGCTAATTTTACTTTGCATTGATTGAGCTTCTACTCCATTTCTAAAATTTATAATGGCTTTTTCAAAATCATTAACGCGAGTTTTAGTTTGCTTATACCAATCAGAATGCATGCCGGGTTTATTTGTAGGGTCAGCAAATTTTATTTCTTGAATAGCTTTATTATACTTTCCATTCTTTAAATGCTTCCATGCAGTAGGAAACTTGCTAGTCCAATTTTGACCTAATTGAAAGTTAACACTAACTAAAGCATTTTCAAATTCCTGTGTTGCTGGATTACTTAGTTGAGATGCTTGTTTCTTAGCAGCTTTTTTTGCTGTAGCTAAATCTTTTTCTAACCAAGCATTAACAACACTTTCTGGAATAGGTGTTCCAATTGGGTACTTTCTAACTTCTTCATCACTCAACAAATGACCAACGCCACCTGTAGGCTTATCAAGACTATCAAGATAGCTTGCATACACAACACCTTCTCTATCTTTTATATGCTTAACTAAATCCATACTATACCCTTGGAGCGTTATACAAATTAATAGGAGGAAGATTATCTTCATGCCATTCAATCATTCTTGCATTAACCTAATCTTGTCTTATCTATACCTAAGCCAGTTTCGCCTAATGCTGGTAATCCAGTTCCTGCAACGTCAGCTACTACATCAGAAGCTGCCATTAACCCTCCAGCTCTACCACGTCTAGCTCTACGTCTTGCTGCTGCCGCCTCAGCTGCTGCATCACGACCTGCTATTTTTTTTGGTTCCGGTGCTGGTTTTGGTGCTGGTGCTGCTTTTGGTTTAGATGGTGATATTATTTTTTTTACTACGCCGCCCATATTGCTCTCCTATGAATATGTACCTAAAGTTTCGTCTTCTTCAATACCAGTTTCTGGTGACAGTCTAGTATCAGCTAACAACATACGCTTACCGCCTCTAGCAGATGCACGTCTTTTTGATGCCATTTTTTCAGATAGATCACGTTTTTCTTTTTCACTTTCTAAACGCATTCTTTCTGTTTCTTTTCTTTGCTGTTCTATTTGTGCCATTGCAGCAGAGTTGTCTGGTTTACTACCTAATAATGAACCCACTATTTTCTCCTCATAATAAAAGTATCTTCCTTGTCTGCGCTATATTCCTTCATCAAACCTTCCGACACAAATCCTAAGTAATGCGCCCAAGCTAAAGCGCGCTGATCTTCTGATATTACTGTAATTTGTATGCGATGTAAAGAAAACAATATCTCTGCGATATCAAAGAATGCAAATGCTCCCTTAGTCATAGCTATTGGATATCGTCTAGCTTTCTCATCGAATAAAGCCCACGCCTCACCAACCCCATGCCAAAGAAGGCCACAACCAAAGATAGCGATAGGATTGTTATTAAGCAGTGCAGTAATAGTTGGGCCAATCTGAGACTGGTAATTAGTATGCTGCTTTCTATCTTGTTCCGATAATCGTGAAACCCCATAAGCCTGTAATCCTTTAAATTTTTCTATATGGTCTGGATGATAGTTTCTATATACAACTCCTTTTACTTTAGGCATGTATTTATCTAAATGTTCTTGCTCAATCAAAAACATCAAAATCACTCTTTGCTAAGGTAGGTGCTATTAATGTACTTGCTTGCAATGGACTTTTAGTCATACGCCTATGTTCACCACCACCTAACATCAGATACCCAAAAGCATCCCCAATGTGAGAGTGTTCGTTTTTATTAGGGCTATCTTTAAATCGTTCATGTCCTGCCCCAACAGCAATACGCTTAAAATGATACCCGCCTGCTAAAGACTTTCTTAATAACTTACACTTTGTGTGTATCATTAGCCCGGGCTTTCCTTCTATTAATCTTTGCATAGGTGCCGCTGCACCCTCTCGTCTTACCCTAAAATTGTTTGATGCAGTAGGCTGTGCTTTTAATCCTAGTGTACGTAAATAATCAAATGCCGTTACTTCGTAGATTGCATCTCGTTGCATACCAGCAGGGTCACCCCATATTAATATTTGTGCTTTAGGATATTTAGCATTTATTTCGCCTAGCAACTGCTGACCAAATCTTTCTAGCCCCATGTCTTCAGTTACTATTTCATCTAGCACAACCCATCTTCCATTACTTAACTTTTGTCCTATAGCTGCGGCTGGCGTTAAACCAAAGTCAAGGCCTATATGTATAGGTTGCGATGGATCATACTCTATATCTAATCCACTCATTAAATGGTCATCATACTCAGGCCATACAGGTCTGCCTTCTTGCACATAGGTGTATCGACCTTCCGCGTAGCAACGCACCCAATCTAGATTCTTACCACCTAACATTTGTGAATAATATCCAGTTGGTAAATTTCTTACATTCTCTGCTCTATCATTTAGTTTCCACCATCGGCCACTAGCAAATATATGGTCGTTTGCTTCTGGGTTTTCTGGTAAGTCATCTATAGGCACTTCAACTACACCGCCGGGCTGACTAAAAAAATCCCATCCATATTTTCCGGTAATAGGTTCTTTCTCTGCTAAACGATGCCACCAATGATCGTCATCCATGGGGTTGGTATCCATCCATACTCCATGCCATGTAGGACCGCCATCACGCTTAGTAGGATAACGACCCACACGATGAGTAAGCCCGTCAATAACTGCCTTAGGAAGTTCTCTAGCTTCATTTACCCATGCTCCTGTTAGTTCTAATGACAAAAGTTTTCGCACATCTTTAGGTTGATCCAATGCTAAAAAAATTACTTCACAATCTATGCCTGCGGCATCACCTCTGGAAGGTAGGCGTATGTGATGTGTAATTGGAGGAGTATATAACATTGGACCAAAAGTATTTTCAGGAAATAATTCCTGCCAAGTTTTTATTGTGGTAGTCTTTAATTCTGGATACGAGTTTCGTACAATAACAAATCGAGTATAGCGAATGCCATCTTGAGGGGAGGGCTTTTGCTTAACGGCACGCATCATAATCTCAGCTGCACAAGCGTAGGATTTACCTGACCCTACTGGTCCCATAAGACCGCGAACAAACTTATTACTTTTTAAAAAATTATATACAACAGGACTAGTACTAAAATCTAAATCAATGCCCGGGCCTGACAGTTCTTTTTTGCTGCGGACTTTTTTATTGCTCATCGTCTATATCTTTGAACTTCATTGTCATCATGCGTTTGAGTTCTAAGTTTTCTTGATATAATGTATCTATAATTTCCATAACCCTAGAGTTATTAAGATGCGCCATTTTAAACTCTTCACGTAATTGATCAATCGCTTGTTTTATGTCCATCGCTATCAACTCCCCTTAAATTATTAGGATCTAATGCTTTCTTTGCCATAGCAATACCAACCTTATAAGTGTAGTTAGGATCTGCTAAAATATCTTTAGCCCATTTTTTTGGGTCTTTAGATTTAGTTAGTTTGTCTATAATTTGTTGTAATCTTTTTTTAATTTTAGGGTTTATTTTATTGTTATGTCTCATTATCAATTATCTCCGGAGCTTTTACATTAATACCAATAACACTTGGTTTATCCGATTCTTCTGGGTTATCTAACATACCACTGGCTTTTGCTAATATTCTTAATATAGCTGGTTTATCCCAAAACTCTATGGCTATATCTCCATCTTGATTTATTTTAATAGATTTTATAGCTTGCATTGCTGATGCAGGTATATCCTTACTTGCTTTTACTTTAACTCTTCCAGTTTCGTCCCATTCCATTACGTCACTAATTTTAGTATTAGCTATAGATAAAAGACTGTATGCAACTTGCTCTCTGTTTGCAGCAATAGTCGTACTGCGCTCTAAATTTCTTTGTAGCGTTTTAACACCCCCATACCCAGCAAGACTAGGTATAGGTTTGTTTTTGTTTTTAGATTCAGCCATTAGAAATCAAAATCGTCCTCAAGTTCGTTAATGGATTCAGCCACAGGTTGACTCGCCGGCTGCGTATCTTGTACTGGTGCGGATGGTTTGTCACCGGTATTCTCTCCAACAGGTTTACCCATCTTAATTTTAAGCCATCGGTTTCCAGTAGCTTGCGAAGTGTTTTCATAGATATTAAAGTATCTGATAACCCCGTCTGCACATAACAGTTGTCCTTGAAAGTCGGCCATCCAATCCTCTGTCTTATCCTGTATAAATGCCTTTCCTTCAGCGCCTTCTTTTAGTTCTAGTTTATTTGGTTGAGCCATGCTCTTCTCCTATAAAATCATATAAATGTATTACAGCCGCGCCTTTTGGTACCGCTTCGCCTCTAGCAATTTCAATATAATCTATTTGACTATCATCATTATACATGCCAGCCTTCATTAGTGCATCAAGGATAGCTTTTAAAGTATTATCAAGGTCAAACTTTCTTTTCGACCTAGGATGTATCATCACGCTAATAGCAACTCGATTTTCGCCAAATGACTTGGCCCCGCTTTGTTTAACAATAAGATCAACTTCCTTAGTAAATGCAACCCCTTCCTTGCTAATAAACCTACGATGGCCATTTGCGCGCCAATAACTATTAACACTTGGTGGGTAAGGTAGCTGTAACCTTACTGTTGGTCTCATAACCTATTTAACCGACTACGAATGTCTTTAGTTAAATGTGCTTTGAGTGCTTCATTAATGAGAGACGATTTTGTTTTTTCTTGTTCCTTTGCTGCTTGGTCTAATAACTCTTTACTTTGCGGTGTTAACCTTACTAAAAATGGTGTTAAATCACTCATGACACTTCTCCTTCTAATGGAGGTAGTTCTTCCTCAATTACTACATCAGTCCATTCAAGTACAGGATCTGTGTTGCCATCTAGGTCTACTACATCTACTAATGGTGGTAATACTGTTTCTTCTACTACCCGTATTTCTGGCAACGGTTCAAACACACCAACATCAATACCTCTTTCCTTACTGTTATAAACTATAAGTGCAAGTACAACTATAAGTCCTACTGATATTATTGCTAATTGCGTGTCTTTTGACATACTAATCTCCTTTGTATTTAATATATGGTTTTTTCTTTTTCTTGCTTGGTTTTGCTTTTTGCTGATCTTTTTTCATTGCTCTCTCCTGTAAAATATGTTCCGCTAAAATATGTACATAGACTCCTTTGTTAGGACCACTAAAAAACCCCTTAGTCATTTTCCAGTAGCCATCTTTTCTAGTCCATTTATACTCTAGCGGCTTACCTTTGTTAAACTCTTTGCATATAAACTTATAAAACTCTTTTAATGTCATCAATACCAACGAGATGTTTCTGTCATCTTAATATACTTGTGCTTAAATCCTTTAGGAAGCTTTACATACTCAGGTAACATACACCTTGTTTCCAAATAATCTAAGTCACTATATTTTAAATCAATCCATATCTGAGCGTGATGACATGATTCAAACGTACCTACGTAATGATCCTCTCTGCAACAAGGTTCATTTACTGCTACTAATAAAATATATTCAAGCATAACTTATACCTCCTTGTATTGAGTATATCTTATAGATACCCTGTGTCAATAGTTGCATTACAATAAGTTTAGTAGTATAGTTCTATTACGGGGCCATAACCCAGCCCACCGGCGGTAGAGCATGACCAATGGTATAAACGAGTTGAATCAGAGGTATCCTTACAGGTACAGTACTCTGGGTATGTAGGTAGACGCTACATATAAACACGATAAACGAGAATGCTCACACTCTATGTGTTCTTCCTGTTTTTTTAACGGGTGAGATTCTAGTTGTCTGTAGAAACATGTACACAATAACAGGTTGGCTCTTTTGGTTAACCTTTTTTATAAAAAAAAAGTAAAGCGGTCCTGCTGATCACCGGTTTGGACTATCTGAAAAACCCAGCAAAAATTTGTGTGAGAGAGGTGTGGGTGTGCGCATGGGGTAGTGGGGGGCGATATGTCACTTTTCTAGGATGTCAATAGCTAAACGGGCGTTTAGCCCTTGTAAGATAGTACGCTTAAACCCTTGTCAATATGCATTCGCAACGATTCGAGAGGGGTCCCCGATTCAATTAAGATAGTAAGCCGCGCAAGTTCGGACTCACTTGAGACACTCATCAACAAACTAGTTACTTCCTCGTTATATATTTGCTTTGATTGCTTCGAGTCTTTACTCTTCGCTTGTTTGCTTATGTCTTTGTTTTTATTCATACGCTTCGCTTTAATCATCATGTTTATTTCAGCGTTATTATATGGCTCAATTGGGGCTTGAGCTATCCGGCTGGCATCTTCATTACTAATATTATCATCGTATATTATGCGCCGTGTTGCGCCCTTAATCATCGTATAATGTCCGCTTATCTTTTTAACTATCTTCAATCTTTGAAGCCGGCTCATGTGATAACTAACAGTTTGTGAAGTAACGCCCAGGTCGTTAGCGATTCTATTCAACGATACATGCGAGAAACCCGCCTTATTGCAATAGCTGGATAGTACAATTAATACGCGCAAGCTTCCAAAAGTAAGCGGCTTTTCTAATATATGAAGCGGGACTACTGCGAATTTTCTTTGGTCCGGGGCCGGTGTTTTTTCTTTAATCTTTTTTTTCTTTGGGAGGTTGTATTCCATACTTTAATTATACCTATTCTATTAAAGCTTGCTATATTCGATATCTTTCCGGTATAATCTTAATATAGGCGCATGGCTTGCCGCGCGTCTTATCTTAATAACTATATAAGGACTAAGAAAATGTATCCTAAAAAATTTAATTTTTATCAAGATCCGGGCCATGCGTGGCTGCGGGTTCCATTATCAGAATTGCGCCGTGGCAATTTAATTTCTAAAATAAGCTCATATTCTTTTATGAATGGAAAATGGGCTTATCTTGAAGAGGATCAGGACGCGCCTCTTTATTTGAATCGACTAGAAGAAGATGGATACAAGCCTTTTATTACTTTTGGTTGTATTAATAGAATTATAAGTAATAAACCATCTAAAATTAGAAATTATGCTCGTTTTAATTATATTAAGATTATTTCTAAGGGGGCTATATAATGCAGAATTCTATAATATATCAAGGCCCATCATTGCTAGACGGCTCGCCTATTGTTGTTGTTGCGCTGGTAAAATCTAGCAATAAAAAAACCGGTGATATGGTCCAAACTTATATCATCCGGGCGGATATGGACCCGCTTAAAGCTTCAAAGTATGGCCTTGATTTTGCCGTATGCGGCGATTGCAAACACCGGGGCGAAGCGGATCCGGACGGAACCGGGAAGCAAGCTAAAAAACGCTCATGTTATGTAACGTTATTCCATGGCCCCTTACAAGTATATAAAAGCTTTAAAAAAGGGAACTATAAACCCGCCGGGGATATATCAGGCCTTGCACGTGGCCGCATGGTTCGCCTTGGGACTTACGGCGACCCCGCCGCGGTTCCCTCGCATATATGGGATGCTTTGCTTAAAGATAGCGCGGGCCATACCGGCTACACTCACCAAAATAATGCACCGGGTGCAGATGTAAGGCCCGACCTTACCATGATAAGCGCGGATAGTTTACAAGATGCAAAAATAGCATGGCAAAGCAAGCGCCGCACTTTTAGGATCATAACGGCTGTTAGTGATAAGCAATCGAATGAAATATTATGTCCCGCATCTGAAGAAGCCGGGCGCAAGGCTCAATGCAATACTTGCAAACTTTGCATGGGATCGCATCAAACTGCGCCCAGCATTGCAATAGTAGCCCACGGAAACGGCGCCGCTTACATTAATTAGAGTGTTAACTCATAAGGTCTGTTATGTTCGGGCCTTATGGGATTATCATTTTAAGATAATCATATTAATAACTATATAAGGATTAATAAAATGAATTACAGAAAATTATATTTAGACTTAGCCGATATTATTCTGGCGGATAGCATCGACCGAACCCCGCTCAATGTTAAAACATTAGCATATAAAGCCCGGGAAGCTTTAAACCAAAAAGAAAACGCCCCGGCGTTTGATATGGAAACTGAAATCATAGCAATGAATAGATATTATAATAAAGGGGTAGATAATGGCTAATTATGTAACTTACTTGCGCGTCTCAACCGATGCGCAAAAACAAAGCGGCTTGGGTATAGACGCACAGCGAGCGCTTGTGATGTCGCATATAAAGCAGCATCACGGAGAACTTACGGCTGAATTTATCGACTATGAGTCAGGACGGAAAACTAGCGAAATTTCTCGGCCAAATCTTCATACGGCTTTGCAGTTGGTAGAATATACGCCGGGTTGTAAGTTATTGCTTGCAAAAACAGATAGGATAGCTCGAGACTTGCATTTTATCTCGGGCTTATTAAAGCGTAATGTCCCGCTAATTGTTGCCGGACATGAGCAGATGAGCAAGCTTGAATGGCATATGCACGCTATGATAGCTGAACACGAAGCGGATATGATATCTCAGAGAACTAAGCAAGCCCTTGCAGAAGCAAAAAAGCGTGGAGTTATACTTGGTGCGCCAAGAGATAAAATAGCCGAGATAAGCGCAAAAGGTGGAGCATCAACGCATCGCAAGGCTATGGACTATAGACGCAGTGTAGCCCCTCTTATTTTGCAATGTATGAACGATACTACATTACGTAGAACTAGCGACAAGCGCAGGCCTGACCTTTTCAAGATAGCAGACAGGCTCAATACTTTAGGCATTAAAACAGCAAATGGACGTGAGTTTAACAACTCGCATGTACGTAGAATAATTAACTTGGAGAACTTATACAATGCATACAACAGATAAAAAAGTAGCAGAAGGTAAACTAACGCCGGATGACATTATGACCGGCAGCACTAGCGCAGCTATTATGGGCCACAATCCATTTATGACTGCGAATGATTGTTTGCAAACTGCGATGGATGCAGTAAGCGGCAAGCCCCGGAAAGAACTAACCTTTGAAGCTTTGCATTGGGGTACACAATTCGAGGTAGATATAATTAAGGAAGCCTGCAAAAGACTTCAAGTTGATGATTATCAAACAAAGTTTGCTAGAGGTTTTACTGCTGATGATGCCCCTATGGCAGTTAGTCTTGATGCTACGGCAAAAGGGAATGACCAAGTGTTAAATAGTGACTACGAAAATAATATTGTTTGTTACTCTAATAACATAAAACTAAGCGGGCGCGGGATCATTGAAGCAAAACTAACCTCGCATGATTCTGAGTTAGAACTGCCTATGTATCGTGGACGTGTGCAATTGCAGATGGCTATGGAGATTATGAATTGTGACTGGGGTGTAGTTGCCGTCTTGCATCGTGGCATAAAACTAGTACTACATGTATTTCAACGAGACAAAGAACTTATTGAAGACATTAAAGTTGCTGCAATAGACTTTGACCGCAGAGTGCAAAAGTACAAGCAAAACGAAGAGATAGAATGGTATGATTTTACTACTCCAAAATCTGCTGCTAAGGTATTTGACGAAGCTACCGATGATACTGTAGACTTATCTGACATGGAAAACGATATACAAACCATACAAGAAACTCGCCAAGATATGAAGGACTTACAAGAACTACATGATGTAACCACGGCGCGTGTTATGGCCCGTATGGGAGACGCTAAGTACGCCAAGGCAGGCAAATATAATGTGACTTGGGGTGAGATAAACTACAAGGCAAAACCAGAGACAGTGGTTCCGGCTAAGGAAGCAAGAACTATTCGTGTTAACAAACTGAAGGTAAAAGAAAATGTTTAAAACAAAAGATGAGCAAGATGATCACGATTGGTTAGAAGTTATAGCCGGTCGTGAACCAAGTAAAAATGCTGACCCAATAATTATTAGGCAAGCAAAATTAGTAAGGCAAGCTATTAGAAATAATAAAATGAGAAACATCGTTAAAAACTATATAGGAGATACAGATGGAACAGACAACCTCGGAGATTGCTAAGGCATTCGTAGCAGCACAAAAACAATTTGAAAAAACAGGGTTAGATAGTAAGAACCCACACTTTAGAAATGATTATGCAAGTCTTGCTGCATGTATTGGTGCGGTAAAAGAAGCCTTAAATGAAAACGGCATAGCATTGGTACAAAAAACCCATGAGTGTGATAAGGGAATAAAAATAGAATCTATATTTTTGCACGAGTCCGGGCAAACTATATCTGGAGGAATATTGATTTTACCTGCTGAAGCAGAAACGCCACAAAAGTATGGTTCAGCGCTTACGTACGCGCGCAGATACTCATTGTTAGCTGCTTGTGGCATACCGCCAGAAGATAAGTTAGATGATGATGCTGAAATAATAGAAGCAGACGAGAGGAAAAAAGAAGAGGAGCAACAAAAAAAAGAAACAAGGACTCCTCCACCAGCAAAAAAGTCTGGAGCCTGAATCTGCCGGGCAAAGATCCAAAAGTATTAGCAGATGAGTACGAAGTGGCTCCTGAGTTTATTAGGGTTGCAAACGCCTGTGAGGTATCTAGCAAGATTGACCAAAATAAAAAGAAAGCTTATATTAAAAAGCTTATAAGTATTAACAAGCTTAATTTTGAAAGATTAATAGATTCTGAGCAATTAAGAATTACAAATGAAATTGACGACATAATACGGAGATTGAAATGAATACTAATTTAGATGAATCTTTGTCAATACAAGCTACCCCTTTACTAGATATTCCTATGGCTCCTTTGTTGCAATCAATATTAAATCAGGCAGTGCATGATGCAATTAGGTTAAAAATTACTAATCAACACAAAATTGACGCAACTGAATGGTTATGTGATGAAGACAATCCAATGTTGCAATTATGTTTGTCTGCGTGTAGTCTAAACTATGAATACATTATAAGGAAAGTAGCAAAACAAGGATGGAACCTCAATTTGTAGTTGTCGATGAGTATGGTGAAAGTCTTCGTGCATTTTATACACGAGAATCTGCGGAGGCTTTTGTCAAATTACGTCCAGAATGTAAGATAAATGAGCCACATGTCATGTCACAAGAAGAATTTGATACATTATTTGGCGACCCCCCGTTCTGAGCTGTCACAAAGCCCACCACGCAACTTTAGTAATAATATGATAGTAACCCCTCAAGTACATAAAGAACGTGCGACAGAGGCTTATGTGTGAGGTCGTTTTTAGTGTATAGCCTTAGGTTTTGGCTCAACGAGATATAAATCTGCACCTTCGCAGTGAATCAGTAAATAATCATCCTCTTGATCGGAAAAAAATATTCTAATCATAGATTGTTTATCATCTTCTAACAATTCTACGTTCCAAATTTTCTTACCAGTCAATTTATCTAAAGTTTCTGCTTGATTTTCATCGGCTTCGTTTATACTATTTTCTTGATCCATCTTCCACCATCTTTTAAAACCATCGGCATTAGTTTGGGTTGACCTGAAATTATACAAGCACAGCCTATGACAAATCGGGACTTAAAATTTCTAGCATATTCAAAGGCAAGCTCTTTTTGATTTATAAGGCATCCTGTTTGTAATCCCCATACTAATTTGTCAGGGTTAGAATAATAACCAATACTAAACTTAGAATGATAGTGACCTTGTACAGCGTTCATACCATATTGCTGCGCTACCTTCATAACATCAGCAGCCATGCCATGCGTAAAAAAACATTTCTGTCCATCTGATAAAGTAACTGTTAGATTATCTACCCATTGCCATCCGGGACCTACTTGTAAAAATTCATTGTATGACTTTAAATATTCTAAACTTAATCCTGTAGCAACTGCTTTACGATACACCAGTGATGAATGGTTAGAGTGAACTAGCGTCATTTTAGGAAAAATTTTCTCTAACTCTTTGACATACTTTCTAGCTGCACGCAACTCATCGCCCGGTGATTTTAGGTCAGGATGATGGCTATGAAAACTGATAGAGTGTTGATCGATTTCATCACCAATGTTTACCACAAGGTCAGGCTTGTATTTCTTTTTGAGTGCAGTTAAGAATGCAAATGCATCTGGGTGATGGTAGGGAATATGTAAATCTGATATAACTAGTACAGACTTATACATAATGTAATCCTATATGATTGATACATAAAGTTATTATATATGTTTATCTGCCCTTGGCAAGCTGACCACCAAAGTAGAACTCTACAATCATAGTAGCCCATGTAAATATTTCATCAAACTTATACAGCCCATCTACTACTTTTATTTCGGTGCCACCACCAAATTCAAACCATAAAAATTTAAACGGCTCTATATCTACAGGAACCACTGTTTGTACACCAAGTAATCCAGCGATAGGATAGATAGCTACAAGAGCTAAAATAACAAACATAAGAATACGTCTGTTCCATGCAGCCATTGGTGATTCATTGTTAGATTGTTCTCGTGCTTTTTGTAACTCACCTGACTTAGCAGCCAAGGCCTGTAACATAAGTTTGTTCTGATCGTGCGCTTGCTGGGATTTTATAGCCATTAGCTTGGCAAAAAAACCAAGAGCTATAGGGATAATATGTTGTAATGCAGTTAGCATCTAGCAGCAATCCCCAGTCCACCAATCATCTGGTCTTTTATTCTGCTGCTCTTCTTTTTTCTTTTCTTCTGTCATTTTGTCCACGCTGAAATAATACACATAATCATTAATATAATTGGTGATATAGGTAATACTGCTAACAGTATTGCTATGTTACATATAGTTTTGAACATACGTATATAATAATACTAAAGTCAAAGATACAATAACTGCTTGTTCTTTCATAGTTTCCATCCTTGTGATGTAGCCCATAGGTATACTAATGCTGCAAGTAATAAGGCTAAAATTCCTCTAGCAGATAACTTTCCAAACTCAGTGAACTTGTCATCAAGCCATTCACTTAGGCCCTCTTTAATAGCTTGCTTTTGTTCTTCTTGGTTCATATTTTCATTACCTTATCTAAAGCGTTATTTAATTTCTTTTCTATAGCAGGCAATAAACGTAAGCCACTATATCCAATAAAGAATGCAATGGCTGGACCTGCCAACATACTTAACCCAAATATTTCTAGCAGTGGTGGGATAAAAAATTCTGCACTAATAACTGCAATGATGATTGATAAGCCAAGCTCTTGTCTTGCACGTTGACGATCTACTAACCAAGAAATATGTCCACCTTTTGGAGTCTTAGACTTTAGTTTCTTAGTGTTGTAATTGAACAGTCCCCCTAAAACAGAAGCAACTATGCAACATAACTTACCACCATATTGTCCTATAAAGTATTCCACGATGCCCCTTGCATAACATCTATTAAACCCTCCACGTCTGCACATGCTGCAATAGCTTCTTCTAATCTATTACATTCTGCTTTTACTTCCGCTCTGTAATCTACTACTTTGCTAGGCATAGCTACATCATGCTCGTACTTTCTAATTACATACCAATCAGTTGGGGCAAGTAATGTGTTGGTTGTGTGTTTTACTTCTGCAATCTTTGTAGACTTTAATCCTTTAGTTACTAATCTTTCGTCAGTATCTTCCATTGTTTCAGTTTCTGGATTATATACTTGTACCCATACTGGATTACCATCTTTATCTACTGCATCTACATCCTCCATAGCTTTAGGGTTATCTATCTCACCATTCCAATAGTATCGATCATCAGCTCGTACAGGATCGGCTTCCCATGTTATACCAATAGCAGTACGTTCCTCTTCTGAAGATAACTGTAACCAGTTCCTAGGATATAATATTTCGTTATGTGAAAACCCCCTATCCATAATAAGAGTTTTCCCGTTTAATTTATATGCCATAATATTCTCCTATCGGGCGTTTGAGTTTTTAAAAGGGTTCTCGGCAAATGCCATGTATATTATTGTATTACCACTACCATTACTTCCAGGGTCTGTTGTAACAGGTCTAAATCCATTAGAAAATATATCAAAGTCATCAGAAGTATTTTCAGCATTAGATGTGCTAGGCTCTAATGTTGCATTAGTTTGGTTATATGTACTTCGTGCTGTATCTACAATACCCCATTGCCTAGTATCACTTGCATTTTTAAACATAATAAATCTAGGTCTAAACCCTGTGTATACAAATGTTCCATTAGCAGAGCCATTACCTGTGTAGCTACCAAATTTACTGTAGCCTTCTACTGGTGCAAAACAATATAATACTTGATTATTTGTACCACTTAAATTAGTACCATGATTGCCCAAAGTAACTACAGTAGCACTAGGTGCAGTACCATTATATTTATTAGTTTCTGTTCCTGCCGCAGAAGTTAAATTAAGAGTTAATGTTTTTGAAGTATCTCCTAGAGCAGTAACATAAACAGGCCAATCATAACCACCTGTACTTAAAGTTTTACCTATAACAATTTCAGGAGCGACACCTAACCCATGTCCTACTGTAGCCCCTGAAGTAGCATTTCCAGAATATATTACAATACTAAATCCAGCAGTTGGGTTAGGAGATACCGTGGATATTATAGAACCATCAAAATTAGAAGAGCCTTTAGTTGCATTTGTATTTGCTTGGCCTCCCATGCCAGAATGAACTGAGCAATAGTAATATAAAGTTGGTGCAGAAGCTGCTACTACAATAACTGTTTTAGCTCCAGCAGTACCTGGTGTTCCTGTTATTGTAACGCCAGTAGTATACTCAGAACCTCCTCCGTGAGTGCCATCAGATGTAGTAGAAAATCTTAATGGATGTCCTGAGTTAGAACTGTCTGATTGGTCAAAAGTATAAGTCCCTGATTCATGTAAATTTAAAGTAACAGCACTTGTACCATAATTGTCAAATCTATATTTATTACCACTATCACTAACTACTTTAACAGTATAGGTTTTAGCTGTTGTATCTTCGGTTTTCCAACTCCATGCAACCATTGGTCTACTACTTTCATTTACTTCTCTATCGCTAGGTCCTGCTGAATCTGCGCCAAGAGTAAATCCATCAGAAGTAAACGCTGTAACTTGGTCAGTAGATGTTTGTTCTGCGTCTGTTCTGTTAGACATTATAAACTTATTATTACCTCTAACTGCATCTACTAAATGATGACTATAGCTACCTCCAGTTCTTGCTTTTAACCATAAAAAATCAGGTTGAAATTCTAAACCTGTAATGCTTTGTGTACTACCAGTACCTGTATATAATGCTGTATCAAAACGCTCACTACCATCTTTAATAGTAGAGTCAGGTAAGTTAAATGTATTTATCTTTTTAAAACCACTAGGTGGTGTGTAGGTAAATGGTTGCTGACCAAAGTTTACTGTCCATGTACCTCCAGCTACATAAACAAACGGAAACATTTTAGTGCCATCTGTTAAATCATATGAGGGGTTTGTACCACTTGCAGGATCTCCATCTGTTCCCCAATCCGCTGCATACCAAGTATTATCTCTACCAAAGTAATATTTAGCTGCATCAAAATCTATAGCTACTTGAAATGTAGAAGTTGTATTATTTAAATTAGAACCATAAGCTGTGTTAGTAGTTTCTACAATTCTATAAGCATTACTATTGTTTAAATAATAATAGTACTTATTAGCTTCATCAGAGTAAGCTGATTCTACTTTATTAGTATCTGTTCTAAATCCTAAACCTAATACTGCATTCACAGCCATCTTACATTCAAAATAATACTTGCCTGTTGTAGGCATATTTGTAGGGAACATAGTTGCATGATTTACAGAGTTAGATGCTTTTAAGTTCCCGTCAGTCATTGTAGTGTTGACTGCCATATTATTAGGATTTAATGTAGCAAAGTTACTTGTATCTTCATCTGTTAGTGTAGGTACATCTGACATCAGATCATAAGTAGATTCGCCTGAAGCATTACTGTTTATGTTATTAGGTGTCCAGTTGTTTTTATTACCACTTGCATCAAAGTTAAACTTAGCATTTGTAGTGTCTGCAATAGCTAGAAAAATATAAGTATCTCCTGAACCATTCAATGCACCATCTGAAGTTTTTAATTGAAATCCATTATCATTAAAATCTATGTCTACTCCAGATAAAGTTGCCTCAGCATCATCAGTATTCCATAGTAATCTTTTGTTATTAGGATTATTTGGTTGTCTTGCACTATCCCATACATGCCAAGC